CTTTAGATGTTTTATCTAAAAAGCCATCTCCTACCTCTAAATCGGCTAAATCAACAGGTAAGAGCCGAGACTCTGTATTTGTGGCAAAGTTGGGCAATACTAACCGATTACGCATGTCTGAGGGCTTTAAATTAGCCTCTAGCAGTAAATATGCACCTTTTATTCATGGTAAGCCTATATTTAGAAGTTTTACACCTATAAAAAGGACAAAACCATTCTTTCCACCTTACAAAGAGGGATCATCGCTTTTTAAGTGGGCTAATAGAGGTCAACCTAAAATGAATGCTTTTCTAGTAGCTAGAAAAATATCAAGGGATGGATTAAAGATGAAACCATTTTTAGGTGGTGTAGTATTTGATAATCAAAAAGAAATTAAAAGAAAGGGCGATGAAATGCTGAGGCTAATAGCAAAAGACATTGCAAAGAGTATTAAGTAATGGCTACCTTTACAGCAATTAGAGATGGTATAAAAACAAGACTTGAAACCATCACAGGAGTTACAGTTTACGATACTGTGCCTGATTACTTAGATCCTCCTGCAGCTATCGTTGCACCTTTAACATCACTTGATTACGATGCCACGATGGGACGTGGAGCTGATACTTATCAGATACCTGTGATCTTTTATATTCAAAGAGTAGATGCAGCAACAGCACAAGATTCACTTGATACCTTTTTACAATCATCAGGATCGGATAGTGTAAAGGCAGCTATTGAAGGCGATATAACTTTGGGCGGTGCTGCTATGTCTGTTAGAGTAGTAAGTGCAAGTGATTATGGCGAGTATGAAGTCTCACAGGGGACTTCTTATCTAGGAGTAACTTTTAACTTGGAGGTAATAGCATGAAAATTAAAATCTTAAAAGGATCAAACTATCCTGATGGCAAAGAAGAGAAAAGAGTCGAAGAGGGGGACGTAGTTGATGTCCCAGACAAAATAGCCAAGAGTTTGATAAAGAATGAAGCAGCGGTAAAATTTGATAGTGCTAAAGAAAATAAAAAAACTAGGAAAAGAGCTCGAAATGAGGATGGGAGTTTTAAATCAGATGATCCGACAACTCCTGAAAACGAGGCTTGGGAGGTAACTGAATAATGCCAACATTTACACATGGAAAGGATGCTGTAGTTTTATTAGATAATACAAATTTATCATCTACACTTACAGACGTAACATTTTCACTTACTTCAGATGTAGTTGAAACATCAACGTTTTCAAATTCTAGTAAAACATATATTTCAGGTTTATCCGATGGAACAGTTACAGCAAGTGGTTTTTTTGAAACATCAGATCCTGATAGTGATGCAGAATACTTAGCACAATTAGGAGGATCAGGATCAGCTTTCTCTGTTGCACCGATTGGTTATACAAGAGGAAATCCTGCCACACTAGGTAAAGTTATAGAGGTTTCATACGATAGATCAGCAGATGTAGGATCTGTCGTAGCAGCTGCGGTTGCCTTTCAATTTGACTCAGATTCTTTTGATGGCAAGAGCTTAGTTGCTCCTGCTGCTTTTACATCTACAACAAACCAGACATCTGTTGATTATGCAGCTGCTGGCACAAACGGAGGTGGTGCAGTACTACACGTCACCGCAGCAAGCGGTACTTCCCCAACTCTAGACGCTAAAATTCAAACAAGTTCTGACAACGCATCATTTTCTGACTATATAACATTTGCTCAGAAAACAGGTGTGGGATCAGAATATAAAACAAGTAATAGTAATCCTGCTCGATATGCGAGAGCTGTTTTAACTATTGGAGGTACAAATCCAAGTTTTACAGTAGCAATCAGCTTTGGACAGGGATAATAGTAAAGGAGAGAAATGCCAACATTTACACATGGAAAAAGTGCAGCGTTCAAGTTTGATGACTCTGGTGGAACAATTAGAGACATATCTAATGTTTTAACAGATGTAACAGTATCAAGAACAGCTGATGTTGCTGAGGTTTCTGCGTTCTCTAATAGCTCTAAGGCGTTCGTGTCTGGGCTTAAAGATGGATCGATAACCTTAACTGGTTCATTTGACGCTACAGTCAATGGCTACTTTACAGGAATATTAGGATCAGAGGTTGACTTTGAGTTTTATCCAATAGGAACAACTGGAGGCAATCCAAAAGCTAGTGGTAAGGCAATATTGACATCTTACGACAGAAGTCCTGATATATCTGGAGCAGTAGGATTTTCAGCAAATTTCCAATTAACTGGGGACATAACAGAAGGCACAGCTTAAAATATAGATAAACTATAAAAAGGAGTCTATATGAAGAGATTGAAGTTAGATGATATATCTAACGCACCACAACTTCCAGAAAAAGAGATCGAACTAGAAATGTGGGAAGCCTCTGTGGTAGTGCAGGGACTTACTAAAGCTGATACAGTAGAAATCAACGAGCTATCCGAAAACGAGGATGGTGTTCGTAATGATGTTCTGTTTGAGAAGTATTTACTTCTAAAAGGTATGAAAGATCCTGTATTAGAAACAATACAAGATGTTGATGACTTCTATGCAAAAGCTACACCAATGATTATTGATAAAATATTACTTGGTATTTATAGATGCATGGCTTGGACAAAGGAGGATCAGGCTGAGATAGCCGATAAGTTTCCAGAACAATCATGAAGTAATTTTTGAGTTTAGATTAGCTCATGAATTAGGGATGACTGTAGATCAACTGCGTAAAAATATGTCAGTTCGAGAATTTGAGATGTGGAAGTTATACTTCATAGATAAGAATAAAAAGGAAGAGCAGGCTTTGACAGAGCAGAGGGCTAGATCAAAGTTAGGAAGGTAACAAATGGCAAGTGCAACACTTGAGATGTTTATCAAGATGGTGGGTGTCAATAAAGTGGCATCTCAACTTGATAAGATCGAAAAAGGTGCAAGAGATCTTGATGATCAGATAAAACAATCTGAAAAAACTAATCGTAAGATGAGCGATAGCATGTCTGCACTTAGAAAGACTGCAATAGCAGGTGGAGCTATATTTGCAGGTAAAGCACTCTTTGACTTTTCAAAATCAGCTGTTGATGCTGCAGTTGCAGCTGATGAAGCAGCAGCAGCTTTTGGCACTACCTTTGGATCTGCTGCTGAAAGAGCAACAAAATTTTTAGAGGACTTCGCTAATAAAGCAGGTCTTACAGTAGGCGAGGCACAGCAACTTACTGCTACTCTTGGTGCTGTTGCACAGGGTATAGGTTTCACGCAAGAGGAATCAGCAGATCTATCCATAGAACTCACAAAAATAGCAGCAGACGTTGCATCTTTCTCAAACATCAGTGCAGGTGCAGAGCCAGTCCTAAACGCTTTTAGATCCGCTCTTGTCGGTGAGAGAGAAGCACTTAAGACTTATGGTATCGCAATAACAGAAAGTGAAGTGCAAACTAGAGCATTTACACTAACAGGAAAACAATCTGCCGATGCTTTAAATAGGCAAGAAAAGGCGTTTGCTACGCTTTCATTGATTCAAGAAAAAGCAGCGGTACAAATTGGTGACTTAGATCGTACACTTTTATCCTTTGCAAACCAATCAAGACTTGTTGGTGCTGAACTAAGAGAAGTACGAGAAGAGATAGGTCGAGAGCTTATACCTGCATTAGAGATACTACTTCCACAATTTAGAGAGTTAGTTAAAGATGTTACACCAAGTTTAATATCAGGTTTCAGTGCTGCAGCACAAGCAATTATTGATCTTGTATTAGCTTTAGATCGATTCGGCGATCTAGATGAAAGTGTTATTTTCTTAATAAGAAACTTTAGTGATTTAGCAGAAGAGCAAAGGTTTTTGAACGAGGTTACAAGTAGGACTACTGATAGAACTAATCTATTACGTATCCAACAGGGCTTTTTAGCTGCTGAAACTGCAAAAGCTAGACAACAAACTTTATTACAGGGTGTTCAATTTAAAACTCTAGATCGTATATTAAAGAAAGAAGCAATCCCATCTTTAGAGAAGTATCTTAGTTTTATAGAAGCTCTAACAGGAGATGAAGAGGATCTTGCAGATCAAAGCGATGAACTAGCTGAAGCAAAGACTAGAGTCGAGGAAGCACAAAGAAAAGAATCATTAGCTACAGCTGAGGAAAGATTACAAAAGAAAGAATTACAAGCACAAATCCAAGAACTTTTATTTTTTCAAGAAAAAGGTGTCGATGTTAGTGAAGAGCTTGCAGTCGCTACTGAGAAATTAAAACTTGTTGAATTTGAACTTACAAGAGAATCAGAAGAGCTAAGAGAAGCAAAACAAAACTTGAATGATATAGAAAAAGAACTGCAAGTGAATGTTGAAAAGGCTACTGATAAATTCATTGATCAGATACAGACTTACGTTGATCTTAATACTCAAGTTAACACTTTTAAAGAACTAGCAGCAGATGAAAAGTTTATGGATATAGCTAAAGCATCAGGCGAGGCTAATCCTTTCTTAGCGATTGGTCTAGGATTGATGAGTGAACTGGCAGCAATACAGGGACTAGATGAGCGAGCTAGAGAACTTAACAACTTTGCAGCTGCAGCGGAAAGACTCTCAAGAGCACAGACAAATATACCAACGACAACATTTACACCTGCAGATACTCCAGCAATCATACCAAGTAGTGCAACTGAAATGGCTGATGCAAGACTTAGAGAAATAGCACAAAATATACAAGTCAATGTACAAATAGGCGAAGAGAATATTGATGATATAGTTGCACAATCTAATCAAAGGAATGAGGATCGAACAGGCTTCTTTTCTGATCTAGTCTCTAGGATTCAATAATGTCAGTTGCATTTGATTCAAATGTAAATATAACTTGCGAGATAGCTTTTGACTCAGATCCTTTAGATTCCTCGCAGACGTACACAGATGTTTCATCTTTCTTACGTGGTTTTAAAATAACTAGAGGTAGGGCATCAAACTTACAAAACTTTCAAACTGGTACACTTCAAGTCCAACTAGATAACTCCGATAATAGATTCTCACCAAATCAAACAACGCATTATTTTGATTCATCTGCAGGAAGGACAAAGGTACAACCACTAAAAAGAATCAGAATCAAAGCCTCTTATAGCGGTACAACATACACCTTATTCGTAGGTTTTGTTGAGAGCTTTCCAGTCAAGTATGGATTGCAGGGATCAGACTCGGTTGTAAATATACGAGCAGGTGATCTCTTTAAACTATTAAATAATGCAACGCTTGATTCTATTGGTTGGAAATTAGGTGTTTCTTTATTAGGTCAAACCACAAGACTTGCATTCGGACAAGAACAAGAAAGATCATCTGTGCGAGTAGCAAATATTTTAAATTCATTCGGATATACAGATCAAGCTATATCTACAGGTCAGTTAGATGTACAAACGCAATCGACTGGTGATACACTTCTTAGTGCTATACAAAAAGTTGAGCAAGCTGAAAATGGTACTTTTTTTATAGCTGCGAATGGAAACGCTACTTTTAGAGATAGAAACTTTAGATTAACTAATACTACGACACCTGCCGCTACTTTTGGTCAGGGAGGTGGGGATATACCTTATAGTGATATTGTTTCTAGTTTTGATGATCAAAAAATTATTAATACAGTTTTGATGACAAGAACAGGAGGATCTGTACAGACAGCAGTATCTGATGACTCTGTCACTAGATTTGGAACTCATAGCTTTAATAGATCAGGGACTCTCAATGTTTCTGATGCAGATGTTTTATCAATAGCAAAGCAAAAAGTTGTGGAAAATGATATCCCACAAACAACAGTAAAACAATTAAAATTTAGACCACAAACTAACGTAAATACATGGGCAAAGGCATTGGGATTAGATATAGGATCATTCGTAGAAACTAAAGTTTTAACACCATCAGGTACAACTGAAACTTATGAACTATTTATAGAAAATATAACGCATAGTGTAGATGCAAGAACTAATACTTGGACATGGGCTATTGGACTATCTCCTGCAGAAACTGGTGCTTGGATCTTGGGAGTTTCAAAGTTGGGAATTGATACAAATATCAGTTATACTTAAAAAAATAAAGGAGTTATATGGCAGCAGGTGGATGGTTTGACTGGTCAACAGGTGACCTAGTTACAGAATCAAGATTTCAAGATATTCAAGACAGCATAGTTTTTATATTTGCCTCAGAATCAGCAGCAAATTCAGCACTTACTAATAAAGTTGAAGGGACTGTTTTCTATGATACTACAGCCAACCTTATAAAAGCATGGTCAGGCTCGGCATGGATATCAGCTGAGACTGGTGATATAGAAGGTGTTACAGCAGGCACAGGTTTAAGTGGTGGAGGTGCTAGCGGTACAGTTACAGTTGACTTTGATCCTAATTCTCTAACAGCAGGAACAGTAAATGTTGCTAATGATAGCATTGCAATAATAGACGCAGATGATAGTGGCAATCCTAAAAAAGAAAGTATTGCTGATCTTGTTTCAGCAATTGCAGGAAGTAACCTAACAGCATCTAGTGGACAATTAAATGCAGCAGCAGGTGTATCATTAGGCTTAGTGTTGGCTTTATCATAAGAAAGGAAATATAAATGGCGGATACTTTACACTCAGTTCAGGGAGTATTGGGAACTTCAGCAGGCGATATAATTGATGCTGTTCCTTCCTCAACAACTGAAACTGCAATTGGTATTTTATTATCTAATGTCAGTTCAAGTAGTGCAGATGTTACTGTAGATCTAAGTGTTACAAAATCAGGTGGAACTTTGAGACACATTTTAAATAATGTCTCTTTACCTTTTGGAACAACAATAGAAATACAAACAAAGATCGCATTAGAGACAGGTGATAAGTTGCAGGGACTATGTTCAGCAGCTTCAAGTGCAGAATATAACGTTACATTTCTTAGACAAACCTAAAGGAGCTGATCAATGGCTTACTTAGGTACGCAACCAAATGATGTAAAAAAGAATACAGGTTTATATACACCTAGTGAAATATTACAACTAACTAAAGACGGCAGTTGGGGTGGTAGCTTAGAACTTATTGAAGAAAAATCTATAAGTGGTGTTTCTTCAGCAATATTTACTTCAATTAAAGAAAATGTATATGATGTGCATTTTTTAGAAATAATAGATTTTCAACCTGCAACAGACGGAACAGATTGCAGAATAAGATTTTTTGAAAGTGGAGTAGAGGAAAGTGCAAGTGTTTATCAATTTGCTTTTCAATTTGGAACAGCTGGTGGTACTTTTCAAGAAGTAGTAGATACAAGCGAAAGTTATTTAAGAGCTACATTTAACACAGGTAGTGCAACAAACGAAAAAGCACATTCATATAATTATTTTTATAATCTTGGCGATAGTGCAAAATTTAGTTTTTATACACACCAAAATGTTTTGACTAATAACAATACAGATTTTAATATGGCTTTTGGTGGTGGTGTTTTACCACAAGCTAGCACAGTAGATCAAATAAAATTATTTAATGGTAGTGGTAATTTTTCTTGTACTGCAAAACTTTATGGAGTAAAACAGATATGAGTAACTTAAGATTAATTAATGAAACAAATGTTAGTAGTGCTGTAAATACAGTAAATATAACAGATATTTTTTCAGCAGAATTTGACATATATAAAATTGTTGTAAGTGATACAGAGCCAAGCGGTGTTACAAGTACTGATGTAAATAATTTAAGAACAAGATTTATTAATTCAAGCGGAACTGTTGTCAGTGCAAGTAGTTATGACAATGCTAATGTTTTAATGAAAGCTGAAGCAAGTTTTGATAATGATAAATTTACAAATGGCACTTCTTTTTATGGTAGAGATAATATTGGTAACTACACAAGTAGTGGAAGTGTAACTTATATATTTAATCCTTTTTCATCAAGTAGTTATACATTTATGATTGGGCAAGGTAGTGGTGGTTATGATACAGGGAACAATAGATTTAGAGCTAATAAACAAATTGGTGTTTTAAAACAAACTGCAAGTATTACAGGATTAAATTTTTTTTCTAGTAATTCTAGCTATTCTTTCAAAGGTCTTTTTAGAACTTATGGATTGAGGGTTGATAGCTAATGGCAGGTAAATTAGTACAAGTAGCAACAAATACAGTAACAAGTTCAACTGCAAGTGTCACTTTAACAGGCATAGATAGTGATGATGTTTATATGGTTGCAGTAAATAATTTTGATGTTGATACAGATGCAGTTACTTCAAAACTTAGAGTAACAGTAAGTGGTAGTGCAGATAGTACAAGCAATTATGACCAAGCTGCAAAAATACTTTTTGCTAATACAAGTTTTAGTACAAGTAGTGGAACAAACCTAGATAGAATTGATTTTTATTCACAGGGAACAGGTACAGGCGAACAATCAAACTTTATTTTTTATTTATACAATTTTAACAATTCAAGTGAATTTTCTTTTGCAACAGTTGAAAGTTCAGCTATTGATAGTTTTGCAAGAAATCTTGGTAGGCAGGGTGGATTTGTACATACAGTTGCACAGGCTTGTGATGGTGTGCAATTTTTTCTTAGTAGTGGAAACATATCAAGTGGCACATTTACATTGTATAAGGTGGTGTAATTATGAGTAATGAATTTGGATATATACCAGAAAGCCCAGATCAAAGTTCATTTAATAATAAAGGTATCTTTACACCTACTGATATTTACAATTTAGACTTAAATAGTAAATGGACACAACTTGGACAATTAATACATTTACAAACTCAAACAGTATCTAGCGCAGTTTGTGATTTTACTGCATTACAAGAAACAAAATACAAGTTTCATTTTTTTACTTTTACTGATATTCATTTTGGTAGTCAAAGTGAGTTCGGTTATAGATTATCAAATGATGGTGGGTCTACT